CGTTGGTGCCAAGCACCTGCGCGGTCTGCGAAACGGCGACCGTCTCGTAGGGGTATTGATACGGAAGATTTACGCCACTCATATTCGCGCCCTCCTTGAGACGCTACGCTCGTGAACCTGCCACATATCGTTTAGCGTGACCTCATTCTGTGGCCCAACAATCAAGGTCTTGCTCTCTAACGGCCTCTGCGCGGACGGTTCAGCCCTCCACGCAACGGCAAGCATACGGAAAGCGTCGGCAGGGTGTGATGTCCAATCGTGTCGGGGTGATGCCCTGAACGCTTTCTTGTCCTCATCATACTCTCGTTGATACTGGCGTAAAGCCTCTATTCCGTCGCCACATTTTACGGAATTGAACCAAGTTCGGGGCAACATTTGACGAATTGCTTGGATTCCGTCCTGCAAGCCGATGTTTGGCACCACGGACAAATGGTTGATGCCGAGGTGGTCAGCCAACTGCTCTACGATGCTGCGCCCCGTCTGTAGGCTCTTGGCGCGTGCGTCATGCGGCAGGTGATGCTTGCCGTACTGATAACCCTTGTTTACAACCACCTCCGCAATGGCGCGGATGTCTGCACCCGAGACGGCGTAGAAGTCAATGACGCGCACCTCGCCGCCCACGACCTGATACCACCAGATAGCCGTGTCGTCGCGGTAGCCCAAGTCCCATGCGGTGTGTACCGGATACCCCTCCGTAAAGACTACACGCTCGTTAATACGCGGCTCTGCCTGTCGCATCTCTGTGCCGAAGAACGCGCCGAGGATAGCCGCCTCGAAACTGCACTCGTACTCTTGGAGGTACTGGTCTTCCGACAACTGCGCCTTTGCTGCGTTGAGTTCACTCTGGGGCAGCAGGCCTGATTCGCTAGCAGGCAGGCGCAGGACAAACCACTCGTCTGGGATGCGCCGTGCTGTCTCGTAGATGTCCCAGAATTGGTTCTTGCCCTTCGGCGTACCGGCAAACACAGCCCAGCCTTGTTTGTCGGAGAGCGCAGGCCGGATGACATTGCCAAACACGCTTGGCTTGAAGTCGCCGTACTCGTCCATGTACACGCCGCTGAACCCAAGGCCGCGCATTGCGTCTGCGTTGTCTGCGCCGAATAGGCTGACCTTCGTGTTGTTAACAAGCGTGATAGTCATCATCTGCTCGTTGGTGTCGCTGATGAGCGGCTGGGCGTAGTGCTTGAAGTAGTCCCACGCAATGCGGCGTGCTTGGTTCTGGTATGGAGCGACATACCCGAAGAGGCCGTTTGGCCCCTTGTACATGAAGGCTGCGCGGATGATGTCGTTAACCGCTGCGACAGTCTTGCCAGCACGCCGATGCGCGACGAGGCAGGCCCACCGCTTTGTGCGGTCGTGGAACGGCATGAAAGCCCGTCTAGGGCGATACGGGAGTTCTACCCGCTGCTTCACTCGGGCTTTCCCCAAGTCGCCTCAATCTCAATCTTGCTGCCGTCAGGGCCGCTGTGTTCGTGCCGTGCGAGTTTAGGCACATGGTATTCGAGTAGGTCGCTGAAGCACTTAAACGCCGCCTCTGCGCCCTTCTCTTGGTGTATCTCGTCGAGCCAGCCCTGCAAGCGGTCTGCGTTGCCATCTACGAAACGAGAAATGGCCTCCCTTGCGGCGGCTGTGGCCTTATTGGGGATGCCTGCTCGACTGCCCCCGCCTGTCTTTACGCCTTTAGCCATTGCACTTCTTCACAATCTGCCATGCGGACAGTTTACTGCTGTTTACCGTGCCGCATCAACCTGTTAATCCCGCTTAAGTATCTTGACCTTCTTTTCCTCGCCGGGGAACACGACAAAGTTACGCGTTCCGGTTGCAGAGTCACCGCCGCGACTGCCTGCGTCTAAATACTTGATGCCGGGGATGCCTAGATTTTTAAAGTATTCAGATGTGTTAACTTGACTGTCTTGCTGTTCAGCAAGATAACGGTAAACGCTCTCACCATTGTAACTATCTGGGTCGCCCATGTAGTAATCAAGACCACCGCCTTCCCCGTATTTTTCTGCGTCTTTTTTGGCTAAATTTTTCAAAATTGTCTGGACACTTTCCGGCTGCTCACTTAACGGCTTATCCCAATCGAGCATACGGTCTATCATCTCGTCGGGGAGGTCGGCTTTGTAGAGGGAGCCTGATTCTTTCAACCCGCCAAATTTTTCCATTTCCAAAGAGTTTGCATAGTTTGCAAAGGTAGGCCACCCGTCATCCGGGTCGTTTGCCACGCGCTTTACATCTTCTGGATGGCGGCGAGTCATGACATTTTCCCAATACGCCAATTTTGCGTTAGCGCGGTCAATCGCGGCACGGTCGCCTAACCTATGCGCTCTGTCTTGCTCGGCTTGCGCCATGTCATACCATTTTTGGACAGGCTTGCCTTGATAAGTAACGGTTTCTGGGTCAATTTTGCTCAACATAAATTGATAGTCTTGAGCAACACTTGGTTTTTCGGCAAGGTAAATTCCATGCCCGAAAGCCTGCGCCCCCTCGCCCGTGCCAATCTTGCTAGCGTCAAATTCGCCTAGCGGATTGGCCTCCGTCGGGTCAAAGCGATGCGGTGTGCCGTGGTACACATCTAGTTCAGCGATAGGGGCGGTTTTGCGTAGCGCGGCGGCTATCCGCATAGGGTCAACCATCGACCCTGCGTACTCACCGGCAGCGCGGGGGCTGGTCATTGCCTGCCGTGCGCGTTCAACCTCGCCTTGCACAAGAGCCTTGCCCGTCTGAACCGGCTGCGTAACGATTGCCTTGCCGATGGTACCAAGGTCTTGGGCGGCTTGGTCTAGGCGAGGGGTTGGGCGGTCGGCGGCTTGGGCGTACTCTGCCGTCGTCATGCGCCCGATGTTGGGGTCGCTCGTAAAGGCTTCGTAGGCAAGTCCACCGACATCCCGTGCGCGGTCTGCGAGGGTATCGACTACCCCACCACCGAAATCAGCGGCACGGTCGCGCATCTGCTGGAGGTATTGCAGCGCGGCAGCAACCCGCGACGGTTCCGCTTTCTTCGCCATTATTCGAGGTTTTCGAGTTTGTACTTAAGGCTCGTCACGGCATCAACCACGGCATCGAACAGGTTAACAAGGTCGCTGTCCTTCGGGAGTGAGCCTTTGATTTCGTCGAGGAAGGTCAACAGCGACTTCACATACGCCTTCGGGTTGCTGTTCTTATGGAACTCGACATCGTAGCCCGTGATGATGCCGTAGCGTCCCTGATACGCCTCTGTGTATGCGTCTACAAGGTCTGAAATAGCCTCGTAGTATTTTTGCAGCGCCTTATGCTGCGCGTAACTCTTTGTAGAAAAGTGCTGAAGGTGCGTGACGGTCGCGCTGTGAAGCATCGTTCCGACAAACAAAGCCGCGTTTTTTTCGTGAGCAGCCATGACTCTCCCCTATGGTACGATGATGCTAGACCCCTACAGGGAAGGATGCAAGCATGACTACCATCTCCGAAGCCTACCGCGCCCAGCAGGTCGAACTGCACACCAATCCCGCCTATGGCGTGGCTTCCATCGCCTTTGCGCCCATCGTTGCAAAGTTAATCGTGGATAACGGCATCAAGTCGTTGTCCGACTACGGTGCTGGCAAGAAGAACCTGCAACGCGCCCTTGAGCCTGCGGGTATCTCGATTGATTACCGACCCTATGACCCCGCCTTTCCAGAGTACGGCGACCCGCAGGAAGCCGATATGGTTTGTTGTATTGATGTCCTAGAACACATCGAACCCGACCGGCTCGACGCGGTGTTGGATGACCTTGCCCGTATCATGCCCCGGTTGGGTTTCTTCAGCGTCCACACGGGGGCGGCTAGCAAGGTGTTAAGCGACGGCAGGAACGCCCACCTCATCCAAGAACCTGCACGCTGGTGGCTTCCCCGCCTCTGTGAGCGGTTCCACATCCACCACCTCCAGCACCATCAACTCATGGGTCAAGGCTTCTGGGTCGTCGTCAGCCGCGTCTGAAGCCACGCAACCGTTTCGGCAGGGTCACGGGCCAGATACCATTGGCCTAGCGGCTCAAACGCCATCTGGAAGCGTTCCTGACCCCTTCGCAGTTTGCCCGTTGGGGTCTTGATTTCGAGGAACGCCGCGAAGCCGGGGGCGGTCACCAGTTTGTCGGGTACGCCTTGACCTGCCTGTCCCAAGTCGTAGACCGTAAATCCTGCCGCCCTGACGGCTGCGGTGATGGCGGCATCGTTGGCATCTCGGCGTGCGGCGTAGCGCATCAGAAAGACCCGTCAGCCCATTCGTACCAGAGTTTGTAGGCGCGTACAAATTCCTCCACGCCTTCCCCAAGCAGCATTGCTTTGCCCTGCGGCGGCACGAAGAAAAACCGCGCTATCCGTAGCCCCTCGTCCGTATCCCCGCGCACCACCCACACTTGGAAGTTTGGCGTGGCAGCAAGTGCCTGCAAGGTGCGGCGCAGCCCTTCGGACATCCCCTCACCCTCGCGCTTCCATTCTAGTACGAGAAACTTTCCCTTACGCTCGATGATGCCGTCGATATTGCACGGGCAGGCTTTTGGGTTGTTTGGCAGCAACCCGAGGAATGCGCCGTAATCAATATGCGGCGCATCCCGGTTTTTCATCAGCCGCTCAAACTCCACGGCGTTTTGCGTCGAACATGGCGCGTTGTGGTGATACCCATCCTGCGCGGGTCTTAACCCAACCGCGAGACTTCAGTAGTTCCTCGCCACCGCAAGCACCGCTGCGATGCTGGAGGATGCTCGACGCGCCGAAGAACTTCTGACCGCATTGCTTACAAGTGCGGGTCATTTGCTCCCCCTCGCACGGATGGCGTTAGCGATGTCCCATGCTGCGGCAGATTTGCCGGGGTTGACCAACAAGATGGCGGTGTTGTTTATCTGGCTGTCGGCAATCTTCGCACACGCCTCCCGCTCGGCTGCGGCGACGAGGGCGGCGAAGAGTTCAGTTTTCTGCCAAGCGTCTTCGCTTGCTAGCCCCATAGCGTAGTCAGGGAATCCCGCCTCCCGCGCCATGCGGATGATGTCCTCGCGTGTCATGTGTCCTCCTTCGTAATTCCGTAGAACTTCTCGGCGGCGCGGAAGCCTAACTCAAAGTCCCGCCATCGTCCGTCGATGTCAGGTTTTATGTACGCCTCCGCAATTTGCTCCCTCGTCGCAGGCTCCCGCTTGGCGTCAACAGTCAAGGATTCCTTGACGGTTGGCTCCGGCTCCGGAGCCGCGAGCGCGGCGTAGAGGGCGGCGTAGAAATTGCCGATGTGTTCGCCGCAATGTTGGCACTTATGACGGATTGACGAGCCGCAAATCGACGCCTCTAGCATCTCAAAAGCCACAGCGCGGGGCAGGGTGATGTTGTCGGTCACGGCTTCACCTCCCGCGCCCACAGCATGGCGTTAATGCTCATGTTCCTATTTCCTGCGCCTTTTCGATGAGTCGAATCGCCATCGTGATGTTTTCCTGCTGCGAAACATCCGACTGCATCACATCTACCGCGTTAATCATCGCCTCGCCTGCGGTATACATCCGCTCGTAATCGTCGTTCGGGCGACCACCAAACAACTCGTAATCGGGGTCGGCTTCCTGCATCCGTTCACTCGAATCCTCGATTGCAGCGTCCATGTCGGCTACGGTTTTTGTTTGGCACGCTGTCTGCCACGACTTGCCATGCCCGTCGGCGTTTGCCTGTACTTGGTACGCCTTCAACGCATCCCACATATCGTTCGTTGTTAACTTCACGATTGCACCTCTCGCTTTTTGAG